CGCGTAAGCGGCATCTACTAAGTTTTAGTTAAAAAACTTAGGAGCTTTTCAGCATCTGTAAAGCTAATCTTCAATACACGTAACGATTTTAATCGTTGGGAATGGCATAAAATGACAGAGATAACTACCCAAAAACCAATACTCGACAAGCAATTATTCATGCAAACTATTTGTATGAATTACGCTGTATCGGGCGTGTCTAAGGCAGACTTCCTGTACTACTTCAACAATTACGGTGCGAATGGATGGTATGAAAATTTCATTGCCTCCTTCCAACCAATAACTGACGAAGAGTATGCTGCATTACCCTTTATATGTGAAGACCTAAAACCTTATGGCGTTGTTTAGCTATAGGGTAATTAACCACTGTTCGGAGTCCATTTAATATGAATCGAAATTATGTTATAGATGAACCGTCAAGATATGAAAGCAAGGTTGCTTCTTATATCCGCGGGGACAAGAAATCTGATTACCCATATACATTAGTATTTGTCAAGAAACAATTTGACTTTCATTACTACTATGGGTACCCTATTGGCTACGGTGGTCAAGGGACTGGTCAATTACTGACAGTTCCAAGCTCCGTTATGGCTAATATACAGATTAATAACATACTTAAAGTCACTGACAAACTCAAAGGCAACGATTTTAATGCCTCAGTATTTTTAGGTGAAGGTAAGCAAACGATTCAGATGTTATCGAAAAACATAAATTCTTTAGCAACATCTGTTGTGAATTTACGAAGAGGTAACATCATGGGAGCGGCTCGTTCGTTGGGATTCGTTCCAACTCCCAAGCTCCAAACAAAACTGAAAAAAAGTTGGGATAGAGACAAGGCCCGCGGTGTGTTGAAAAACACGGCGCTGGGTGTGTCCGACTCTTGGCTTGAATTACAGTTTGGATGGAAGCCACTGCTTTCCGACATAAAGTCAGGAGCAGAGGCCATTGGGGCGCTCGATTTTCCACCCAGGACAATGTCCGCGTCTTCTAGTAATAGGAGGGCGGGTGCTACGGCTGAAACTTCAGGTTATTCTGACCAAAAAGTTTATCAGACTGGCGATGTCATTTGGGATACTCGTATAAATTATCAATGTGGGATTAAACTCACACTCGGTGCGCCTCACAGCGACATCGGGACACTCGGGCTTGATAACCCGTATACGATGTTATGGAATATCACTCCGTGGTCTTTCCTAGTAGATTATGTTATTCCCATCGGGGATTATATAAATGCTAAGGAGGCCATAAATAAATTGGACGTTGTTTCTTATGTAAAATGGGAAAAAACGCACCAACACATGCACGGTTCTTGGGATCCGGCCGCTTCCCCTATAATTACGGGGACTCAGTCAGATTATCAGTGGCTGACGTTCACACGCCAGTTACTGCCGCCCAATTCTGCCAAAGATGTACCCCTTCCAGGGGTTAAAGAAGTGAAGTCTATCTTCTCTACATCGCATGTTTTGAACAGTATTGCATTACTAACCCAGGCTTTTAGATAGTCTCTATCTAAATTTTCTGTTTCCTTTTCTTTTATCACTTTGGAGTACCACTAATGGCCGCAATTGCGAACTTAGTTATAAACGACGGTGCAGCTACACCTGTAGCACACACATTAGCACCTGTTCAATCTGGCCTTAATACGTTTTGGCGCGATACGATTTCTAACCTAGCCTTAGTTGGCCAAGTTGGAGTTCGTTTGATCGCTAAGCCGGATAACGGTTCAGGTTTGAATAAGCTGAAAATGATCGTGGAAGTGCCATCCCTTGAAGTAATTACAGGGACCAGCACACAAAGTGGATATCAGGCTCCTCCCAAGGTGGCGTTTTCAAATAAGGTTGTTTTAGACTTTATTTTGCCATCAAGAGGAACTAACCAAAATAGGGTCGATCTTCATGCACTAACAGTTGCTGCGTTACAAAACCAGCAAGTGAAAGATGCGATCACCGGTCCAGCGAATCCTTATTAGGATAACGCCGTTATTTTAGGTTTAGAATATCTTAACTTGTATCCATATAGGTCAAATTTATGTTTATTAAACAGCGGGTAAAGTTCTATGATAAGTGGGGGAAAGAAAAATCAGCAGCATTCGATCGTCATTTATACGCTTATTTTAGCGGTATATCTGATGTGTCTGGTGTTACTGTACCTGATGGAAGTAAAATTCCTGAAGGCCTTTTCAACTACGGCAGAACCGAAGATTTGCGTTCCATCAGAGCCGAAAGACAACAGTTTGCTATATTTAGCAAAAATGTATCCTATGGTGACGATGGAGACAAAGAAAAGGTCGCATGGAATGCCTTTTGTGAATCCGAACTTAACTGCAAACGAGTCAATGAATCCGTCCGTAACGGGGATTTCGGGAAGGATTATCCCGAATGCGAGTCCATTTTTTATATGGCCCGTAGAAAAATATCCCAGTTGCTTGGCGACGTTCCAAGGCTCGAAGATTTGCAGCTTACTTTTGGTCCAGGAGCAAATACTACCGTAAAGAAAAATACAGCGAGTATATTTAAAATCGCTGCAACACCAGTATGTAGTAAAAGCTTCCTTAGTACGGCCCCGGTCGTGCTGGACGAACTGCCCCTTCTTCAGTATTTTCATAAAGGAAAACTGTTGGTTGGGGGCGGAACGCTAGCTTTTGTTCCAAAAGATGCAACTAAACACCGTTCGATTATCATCGAACCGATTCTTAATACAGTATTACAAAAAGGAATCGGTAGCTATCTCAAGAAGAGATTTAAGCTTTTCGGTATTGATCTTAAAAATCAATTTATCAACAGGGAGCGGGCGCGTATCGGTAGTATTACCGGTCACCTCGCAACAGTCGATATGTCAAGTGCATCTGATAACATAGCATATAACATTGTTCTAGAATTTTTGCCGTTAAACTGGTTTGAATTCATGGAGCAATGCCGAACATCGTTTATCCATTACAAAAGGGGTAAGAACAAAGTTCTATCCTTTGAGTTGGAGAAGTTTTCAACGATGGGAAACGGGTATACGTTTGAGCTGCAATCTTTGCTGTTCTATAGTATTGCCCATTCTTGCTGTGTTTATCTTGATATAGAGCCTGATGTAACCGTTTTTGGCGATGATGTAATATTGCCATCACCGGCATTCGATTTTTTCTGTCGAATGCTGACATCATGCGGTTTCAAAGTAAATGAGAAAAAATCATTCTCTGAGGGACCTTTCCGTGAAAGCTGCGGAGGCGACTATGTCAAAGGAAAAAATATTAGGCCGTTTTATGTCCTAGATGCTTGGACGGATGCCCGACTAGTATCGTTGTTGAATTTTTACTATAACGACCCAATTATATCCCCAGAAGAACGGGAATACTGGTTGAGTTTATTAAGTACGAAAGTCCCTCGTGGCCCAGTGGGTTACGGAGACGGTCATATTCACGACGAGTTTTTTGTTGGCGTTCCAGCAAATAGAGACAAAGGACATTGTGGTTTCACCTTTAAAACGTTTGTAATGCGTTCTAAAAAGGTAAAAACTACAAATATGCATAGGGAGTACGATCTCGATATTTTATACAATTTACCGTATAAAAGGTTGGAAACAGATCTGTATGCATATAGGCGCCCTTTTACAAACAGAGAAGCTTTACAACTCGCCTACGCCCTTATGGGTGCAGTGAGCCATCAAGTTTCCTCAAGTAAGAGTCTATCGTCGGCATCCCGAAAGGGAAAGCTGATTAAAGACCCCTGTGTAGCAGTACGCGGGGGAGGTATCACGAA